ATTATCTTCGGATTTACCACCGGTCCGGTAATTGTAAACTTTGGTGGTGTATTGAAAGTGCCACTGTTGAAAGGCCAGATGACGCCGCCGGCGCTCACCGACCCGAACGTCAGCGGGAACGTCAGCGGGAACGTGACCCCACCGCCGGCGCTGGGGAGTGTTGTCGTTTCGTTATACTCGAAAAGACTATAGATACGCGGGTCGGTGGCCACAAACTCCACTTGGGCCAGCGGCAGCCGGTAATAGTATTCGCGCCCGATCGGCAGGGATCGTTTGCGTGGCCGGCAGTAGATCAGCCGGTGACCTCCGCCAGCCACCCCGGGAATCTTGAACACTAGGGCCTGTTCGTCCTTCCCCGGGGTGGTCAAGGCGGCCAAGTCAGCCACCGCAGCCGTGAACTCCGCCACTGTGTCCCCGAACACCTCGAACGTGATCACCACCGACCGGCCGCCGGTGAAATCATCGCCGGGGATCAGGCCATGGCGCCGCAACCGGCCCTTGTCGGCCGTGGTGACCGCTGGCAAGTCTAAAAGCCCGTCGATTTTGGCCACCAGAAAGGGGCTACCGTCACCGAGGGCCTTCCCGGCGTATTCTAGCTGCCAGTCGGCCGTTACCAGGTCACCTAATGCCATCGCTCACCTCCCCGAAGTGCGCAGCGTCCAGGCCACAGCATCGGCGATAGCGAACGGGTCGGCGTTGGTTTGCACGTTGACCACCACCCCGCCCACGGCTGGCGATGACTCGTGGGCGGCCCGCACCTGGCTACCACGTGGCAGCCAGACAGCCTCAGGGCCCCGCTCACCAACCCACGTCCACCCTTCCGCAGGCCCGCCCATCGCCCGGCGGATACGCGGGAAAGGGTTATCCGGTAGGTTGATATCCGGGATCGGGCCGGGGATTTCGATTTTATTAGGGATGGCGTCGTTCATCTTGTCGATGACCCAGTTTGCGCCGTCGATTAGGGCGTTCTTCACTGCTTCGGCGAAGTCAGCGACAAAACCGGCGGTGCTTTTCAACCCTTGAACGATACCATCCAGAATCTTTTTGCCCATGTCCTTGCCGGCGTCGAACCAACCGGAAGCTAGAGCGTGCAGCTTGTCCGGCACCTTAGATAGCCAGTCCGAAAGGTGATTCCATCCGTCAATCACCGCCGTTTTCGCTGCGTGCCACGCTGCAGTAAACGCCGCAGCAATCACAGTACGGACGCCAGTCAAAGCAGCTTCAATAGCATTACCCGCCACACGTAGGACGCCAAGGACAGCCTCCCACGCCCCTGAGAAAATCTGCTTTACAGCATCCCAGGCCTCGCCCCATTTACCCGTTAGGATGGCTTTTATCAGCTCGAAAATCCCGGTCAGTGTTTCGATGACACCATGGATGACATCCATTAAAGCATCGAACGACCGTTTGACCGTGCCGATCAGGTCGGACCCCCAGCCATCCCAGATTTTCCGGATCACCTCCACGACCTTAGCGATGACCGCTTTTACAGCCTCGAATGCAGCGGAGAACATGGGGCCGAGGGCCTCGGCGACCCGTTTTATCTCAGGCCAAGCGGTGTCCTTGAACCAGGCCACCACCTTTTGCACGACCTCACGGAACCCATCCCAGTTACGCCAGGCGTAGACCAGACCGGCACCCAGGGCCGCTACAGCGCCGATCACCAACACCACCGGCGCAGCGGCCGCCGCCATGCTCGCCGCCCACCCGGCGGCCGCCACAGCCGCCAACCCCAGAACGCCGGCAAGGGCGCCGATAACCGGGGTCAAGTCCTCACCGCCCTTGGTCAACTTATCGAACCAGTCACGGACAACAGGCACCACCCTTTCTACCAGCGGCCGCAGGTAGCGGTCGATAAGGTCGCCGATAGCTGGCACGACCTTATCGGTGACCACCCGCCCCCAGCGTTCAAGCGCCGGGATCACCTTATCCATAGCCCAGGTGGCAAGCGAGCTAATCACCGGCAGCACCCGCACCACTAAAGCTTTGCCGAACTCCTCAAACGCCCTTTTCATGCGTTCAACCTTGCCGGCCGTCGTCTCACCAAAAGCCTTAGCTGAGCCGCCGAACTGTTTGTCCAGTTCGCTTAGGATAATCTTTTGAGCGTCGAGCACGTTGCCGGACTCGACCAGGGTTTTGATCATCTCCTTTTGCTCTTGAGTGAACGAAACCCCGACCTCAGACAGCGCACCCACACCGGCGATAGGGTCATTCAAGGCTTTACCAAGCTGGATAGCTGACGAGCTAACGTCGGAACCCATCGCCGTCGCCATGTCAGCCATCAGATAGGTGGTGCGAGTGAAAATATCGTTTCCCTCGCCGACCTCATTTTTGACGTTACCGAACGTGAGCAGTAGGTTAGCGGCATGCTGTACGGCATCACCGGATAGCCCCGACATAGATTGAATCGACGCCGAGAGTTTGTCTACGTCCTCGGCGCTGACGTTCGCCACGTCACCCATGCTCTTGATGACCGCCCTGGTCTGGGCGGCCACCTTCTCGGTTTCAATCATGCCCTGCACGGACTTTACGCCGAAGGCGACGACACCCGCAGCGGCCGCACCGATCCCAGCGGCGACCACCGTCCCGGCTTTCTTCACAGCGTCGCCGATATGCCCCAGTTTCTTACTGGCTGAATCGACCGCCTTTTCCAGGCCGGAAGTATCGCCCAAAATCTCAATTTTGATAGGCTTAGCCATCAGCCCAACCTTTCAGCGTCACGACGGCGGCGGTCCTGTTGCCTAAGCACGTCCACCAGGGCCGCCAGCTCATACAGCCGCAGCCGCTTAGCCTCGGCGAAGCTTAGGCCGAACTCCTGCGATACCCGGGCCAGCGTTAGCGTCCGCTGGCGCCGGTAGGGTCCAGCGTGCCCGACTCCAGCCGAATAGTCCACTTTCCGACATCCTCAGGGGTCACTGTCGGATCAGTACGCCTGGCAATAACATAAGCAAGCGCTCGCATCATCCTACCCTTTGGGGTGTTCGGATCAGTAAGCTTATCAATAGGCAAACCCAACATGTCCTCGATGATCTCCACTTCTTCAATAGAAAGTGTTTCAATATCGATGGACACAGTTTGCGGCTCAACTGCCATAGCATGCACTCCCTTATCACTTATCGTTGAAACGGTCTACTAGATCATCGAGGGCCTTTTTGTAGCTATTGTAGACCTCAGACCATCGATCACTTAGTGCATCATAGAGAAAGGGGTTTGGCTCAATATTCCGGGCTGCCCATCCAAAGTGGATCGGGCCGGCATACGGGACGCGGGACGCACTCCCCGCCTGGACAACCGCCCCCCTCTGCTCACCCTTAGGGGTAATGGACGCCGCCAGGCGACCGGTAAGTGAAGGCGCCCTAACCTTGCCCTCGTCGGCAACGATCCGTGCGGCGTCCTTATTGATCCCACGCAACTCCTTGCGTAGCTCTGTTTCCTCCAGCCGACGCAACTCTCGTTGCAGCTCACGCAACCCCTCCACCTTGACCGAGGCGACAACAGGTGGGCGTGACATGACTAGAGCGTGGTGTCGGTGCTGGTGTACTCCAGCTTGACCGCCGGGTCGGTGCCGTTATGCAGCACCTTGAACGGCAGCGCCTGCATGGTCAGATCGTCGATCGAAGCCTCCGGGGTGGTGCCATCATACTGGCAGGCGGCAAGGGTTAGTTTTACCTCGTAGTTATAGCTGCCGCCGATGACCGCCCCGGTCCACGTCGCCACGATAGGCACGACCGCCCCGTTCTTGAAGTTATTATACTGGGTCAAGTCCGCAAACTCGACCGTCATTTCCCCCGAATACTCGGGCACAGCCGCACGACGTGGAGCCCGCTTCAACGCTGAGCCACGCAGAAACCGCCGGTCTGTCTTCAAGCCGTTATTCGCCGAGAACTTGAACGACGTCACCTCCACAGCGTTACCGCTGACCGTGACCGCCGCCTGCGTCCAGTTGAACGGCACAGCACCCGCCGGATAGGTGGGCGTGCCGGCGGCCGTCGTCGTGTCCTCATCCTCAGCGTCGAACGACATTTTGGCGACCAGCAGACCGCCCACGTCCTGGCTAAGCTCAAACTCGGTGATGACCGCCCCATGGTAGGTGAACGCCTGCAACGTGCCGGCGTTATTCACCGCCAGCTTTTGAATTGTGAAGCTGACCGGGCTCGCATCCGACGCACTCTGGAACGTGCTTTTGTAGGCTGACGTGCCACCCTGCTGGGTAGGGTTAGTCACGCTCCCGAAAACCCCTTGAGCGAGCAGACCGAAACCGTTCGTCAACACGTCGAACTCGATCTCACCGGCAGCCCCCATGTTGACCTGCACCCGCCGGTCGCTGCGCAGCGCGTGCATGCCCGCACGGAAGCCCACCGACTCGATAGCTTCCTGTTCCCGCTTCCACGTGTCGGCTTTTGCCTCATAGGCACGGGTCAGCGTTACAGGGGTGCCATAGGTCGTTTCCTTACCGACCAAAATGGCCTGATCGTGGACGCCGCTCACTTGGTGACCTCCTCAGTAGGTGCGGCCGTGTCGCCGACCACAAACTCGGGATGATTAGCGAGCGCTTCCACTTCGCTCGCCAAGATGGGTACAGCCTTACCCTTCACAAACTCCAGGGTGCGCCCTGACGGCAGGGCGACCACGACACCAGGCAGACCGCCGGTATAGGTGGCTGTCACATTTTCGGACTTCATTAGAGCAGCCTCGCTTTGACTTGAACGGTAAAGGTCAACCTGGACACCGGGCCGTTAGATGTGTCCACCGTGCGCAACGTGGCCCCGGACACCACCACGAACAGGACGCCAGCCACCGGCGGGCTCAACATAGGATAATCGGCTAGGTACTCCTCGACCACGGTCCCCAGCTCCACCGCCCGCAGCTCGGACCGTTCAGGCGCCAGCTTCGTGCCGGCCACCTCGACGTTTAGCTCCAACTCGTAGGACTCTTCACGCCGGCGACGACCCGCCTTGATCGCCACCGGCTCCTGGTCGCCGACCCGCACGTCACCCAGCCAGATAAGCTCTTTCCGCCCACGCTCGCCAGGGTGGCCGTAGCTGACGAAAGCGTCAGCAAGCGCCGGCAAGGCCCCCAACTGGTCTACTAGCGCCTGTTTTACAGCGACCATCGTCGTGCCGGCCATCACACAGCCCCCGGCGGTCGG